CATCCAATGAGGACATTCCGTCAAATCCGCCGTCCAATAAATCCCTCGCCATTACCGGGACGTGCCTTGCGGACGGAACGGAAGTTGTGCTGGATCAGGATCAGGCTACGGAAGTCGGGGAGTACGGCGCAGTAACCGCATTCAACATGAACGGCTTCAGGCTGTGGGGCAACCATACCGGGGCATGGCCGGCAAGTGGTGATGCAAAGGACATCTGGATCAATGTCCGCAGGATGTTCAACTGGCAGGGGAACACCTTCATCCTGACATATTTTGACCGGGTAGACGATCCGATGAATCCCGTCCTCATTGAGAACGTGGTTGATTCGGAGAATATCAGGTGTGCGGCATACGCTCCAGCGCATTGGGCAGGGGCAAGCATAGAGTATCTGGAGGCAGACAATCCGACCACGGACATCCTTGCCGGACGCATGACTTTCCGGCAGCATATCGCTCCATATACTCCGGCAGAAACCATCAATAATATCCTGAATTATGACACGGATATGCTGGCGGCAACACTCACGGGAGGTGAATAAGAATGGGAAAACTTGGCAATGTGATCCCCGAACTGGTAAATGCGTTTAACGTATATCTCAAGGGGAATAAACTGGTAGGCGTCTCCGGGGAAGTAGAACTCCCGGAGCTGGAAGCTATGACTGAGACCATCGAGCTGGCAGGAAGCCTCGGCGAACTGGAAACTCCGGCAACCGGGCATTTCAGCTCTGCAAAGATGAAGATTCCTTTTGCGGTTCTGCATGAGGATTTGTTCAGTCTGATTGACACGACAAAGCCCGTGGAGATTACGCTCCGTGGGTCCATGCAGTGTCAGGACCCGAAGACGGGGGCCACGGACTACTATCCGATCAAGATTGTTGTCCGGGGGAAGGCAACCACCACCACGCTCGGAGTCCTCTCCAAAGGTAAAAAAGGAGAGCCGGAAATTGAACTGGAGATTTCCTACATCAAGGTGGTTATCAACAATATTACCGGGCTGGAACTGGACAAGCTGAATTTCAAGTATGTCCTGAACGGCGAGGATATGCTGGCGAAGATCCGCAAGCAGATTTAATCAGGAGGGAAAAGCGAAAATGGAAGAAAAGAAGAATGATGTAATCGAGATCAAGAAAAACGGCGTGGTAGAGGTAAACGATGAGTTTACGCTGAAGCTGTCCCGGACGTATGAATTCGAGGGAGAGAAGATTTCCACCATTGATTTTTCAGGGCTGGATGACGTGACGGCGGAGACCATGATCAAGGCGAATAAGACGCTGACCGTTTCTGGGGACGTTTCCGTCCTTCCGGAGAACAGCCTCCACTATGCGCTGGTCATGGCGGCGGACTGCACGGCTTACCCGATTGAGTTTTACAAGAAACTCAAGCCGAGGGATGCCATCAAGGTAAAGAACATGGTAACCAGTTTTTTCTATGGCGAGGAATAAGGCTTTCCGACACAGAGCAGATAAGAAAGCTCTGTGTCGCTCTTGCTGTAAACCTCGGCGGATATGATTCGTTTCTGCATATGTCAATTTTTGATTTGCTGGACGTATGCGAGGATTTGAGGGAGATACAGAGGGAAGCGAAAAGAAATGCACGGAAAGGGGGCAAACCGAAATGAGCGACTATTCAATAGCGATAAAAATTGCAGGGCAGCTTGAGGGCAGTTTTTCCAATGCCCTGAAAAGCGCACAGAGCGGTTTGTCCGGCCTCGGCATGATAGGGAAGGGTGCAGGGCTTGCCGTAAAAGCAACGGCGGCAACAATGGCGGCGGCAGGGACGGCGATTGCGGCGGTCGGTGCGTACAGTGTACAGACCGGGAAAGAGTTTGAAGCCGCAATGTCCTCCACAGCCGCAACCGCAGGGGCAACGGCGGAGGAGTACAAGAAACTGGAGGCGGCGGCTATGGAGATGGGGCGCACCACTTCCAAGACTGCAACGGAATCCGCACAGGCACTGGAGTATATGTCACTGGCTGGATGGGATGTGGATACGTCAATATCCGCACTCCCTTCCGTCCTGCGTCTTTCAGAAGCGTCCGGCATGGATCTGGCAAGGACATCCGACCTTGTAACGGACTCCATGTCGGCACTTGGGCTTACGGTAGACCAGCTGCCTAATTATTTAGATATAGCAACAAAAGCACAGAATAAATCAAACCAGTCCGCAGAGCAGTTAATGGATGCGTATCTCGGAGTGGGTGGGGTGATGAACAATCTCCATGTGCCGATTACGGAATCCGCAACGGCACTTGGAGTGCTTGCGAACCGTGGTCTCAAAGGTTCAGAGGCAGGAAATGCGCTGAACGCTATTATGGTAAACCTGACAACCGGGACTGGACAGGCAGGGAAAATGATGGAGAAGCTCGGAGTTTCCGCTTTCGATTCAAGCGGAAAATTTATCGGGCTGGAAGCAACACTGCAACAAGTAAATACAGCATTAAAAGGCTGTACTGAGGAAGAAAGAAATGCTGCCCTTGCGGCTATCGGTGGCAAAATGCACGTTGATGCATTAAATGACCTTATGGCTGGTCTGAATACGACTAATGAAGAGGGTATTACGGAATGGGCGGCTTTAACGGCTGAACTTGAAAACTGTAACGGTGCGCTGGAACAGATGGCGGCAACGAAGCTCGACAACCTTGAGGGCGATCTTGCCGTATTGCAATCAGCGGCGCAAGATTTCGGAATAAAAGTATATAAACATTTGCAAGCTCCTTTCCGGGGGCTTGCGCAGTATGGAACGGAGCAGATTTATAAACTTTCGGATGCGCTGGAGAACGGCGGCTTTGAAGGTCTGGCTGGCGCACTCGGAGAGGTGTTTGCTGATGCCATTTCAGGGATTGCTGAAAACGCACCAGAGTTTATTGATATGGCGGCAACGCTCGTGGATTCCCTTGTGGACGGCATCGACAACAATGCGGACAGGATTGGTCAGTCTGCCGGGAAATTGGGAGTGTCGCTCCTTTCCGCATTCATCCGGCTGATGCCGAGGGTAATTGCGGTCGGCGGCAAACTTGCGGTGCAGTTTGCGAAAGGATTAATTGATAATCTGCCAACGCTGAAAGCGGCGGCGGTGGAAGCGGTTGATTATCTTATGACCGAGGCGAAGTCTGCCCTGAAAGGCTATGTGAACTTCCTGGGCGATGATGAAGTGAAGCCGTTTGAAAAGATACTGGCACTCATCCCGGCGGTGGCGGCAGGATTTGTTGGATTTTCTGCCGTAAAGGGAATCGCAAAAAACGTGAAGAATTTTATATCTTCTCTGAAAGGCGTGGGCAAAGCGGCTCCTGTGGTAAAGAAAGGAATGGGCGGCATCAGCAGTTCCATGTCTGCGGCGGCGAAGAACATCTTGGGTGTGGGCGCAGGATTTGCGCTGGCAGCTGCTGGCATCTGGCTTTTGGTGGACGCTTGCAAACGGATCGGGGAAGCCGGTCCCGGAGCGGCGGTCGGCTTAATCGCCATGACTGGTGGCATCATTGCACTTATGGCAATAGCTGGAAAGATGGGACCGGAACTGCAGGCCAGCCAGAAAGGGCTGATTGCTTTTGGCGGTGCCGTCCTCATGGTGGCGGCAGGATTTGCGGTCATGGCATTCGCATCCACGCAACTTGCTAACGCAGGAGGGGCGGCGATTGCCGTGTTCGCACTCATGGAAGCCGGAATGATAGGGATGCTTGCAGTGGCAGGGGCATTCGGAACGAAGCTCGGTGCGGCAGCTCCCGGACTTCTTGCGTTCGGTGGGGCGGTGCTTCTGGCGGCGGCCGGCATGAGCCTGATGGCGTTTGCGGCAATACAACTGTCACAGTCAGGGACAACGGCAATTGCGGTTCTTGCCGGAATGGCAATCGGGGTGGCAGCTTTTATGGCGATCGCTGCCCTGCTCGGCCCCACGCTTACGACAGCAGGAGTCGGACTGATTGCATTTGGCGCAGGGCTTTTAATTACGGCGGCGGCCGTGGCTCTCTTGACAGCTTCGGCGATTGCGCTCGGAAATGCTGGCGCACCAGCCCAGATAGCAATGGCGGCACTGGCGGTCGGCATCCTGGCATTCGGGGCGGCGGCCGGCGCATTAGCACCACTGCTCCTTGCTGGGGCGGCAGCGGTGGCGGCATTTGGTGCGGCCTTGATCGTGGTAGCGGCGGCGGCTCTGCTTGGTGCTGCGGCTATTGCAATCATATCGGCCTGCCTTCCGCAGCTTGCGGAATACGGCGCATCCGGCGCACTCGCTCTTCTGGAGCTTGGCGGTGCTATGACCGTGTTTGCCGGAGGGGCGGCACTTGCCGGGGTAGGCGCAGGAGCGGCGGCACTGGCATTCGGTGCGCTTGCGCTTGCGGCCGCAGCGGCAGACCTTGCGTTTGCGCCTCTTGCAATTGAGATGGTAGCCGTGGCAGGGGCCGTGGCGGTAATAGCGGCATCGGCTGGAACGGCGGCTTCAGGGATAAATTCCCTTCGGGAATCTTCGTCCGGGATGATAACGAGCATGGCGAAACTGGCACTTGCATTCGCTCCCGTGGTGGTGGCGATTGCGCCGTTTGCGGTAGAAGTGGCGGCGGCATCGGTGGCGGCGGCAGCTCTGGCAGTGGCATTGACAGCGACCGGGGCGGCACTTGCCCTTGTCGGGGTTTCTGCTATGGCGGTCGGTCTGGGATTCCAGATGATAACCATGACGCTCATGGCACTTGTGGCATCCTCCGCAATGATGAATTCGGCGGCAGGGCTTATCACAATGGCACTCCTTCAGATAGCGGCAGGGGCAGTACCGGCCGCAGGGGCTTTCCTGATGCTTGCGCCGCCTATGGTAGCGGCGGCAGCGTCCTCCGCAGTTTTGGCGGCGGCACTGGCGGTCGTGTCTGCGGCATTGCTGATTATCGTGGCAAGCGGAGCGGCGGCAGGGGCATCCCTGGCACTCGTGGCGGCGGCATCGGCAATGGCTGGGACAATGTCAATGATGGCGGCGTCTGGCTTCATGATGCTTTCTGTTTCGTTGATGGCGGCATCTGCTCCGGCACTTATGGCAACAACAACGCTTCTGGCACTCACGGCGGCACTCGTGGCATTTGCGGCCGGTGCGGTGGCTGGAACTGCCGGAGCGTCAGCGGCGGCAGTAGGATTTGCCGCACTGGCAGTGGCGGCAGCGGCGGCCGATCTGGCATTCGCTCCATTGGCGATAGAAATGGCGGCGGTAGCGGCGGCAATCGCAGTCATAGCGGCGTCTGCATCCACGGCAGCGTCCGGCATTTCAAGTCTGAGGGAATCATCCAGCGGCATGGTCGTGGCAATGGCGAAGCTGGCGGCGGCATTCGTCCCGGTAACTGCATCAATCGCTCCGTTCGGAGTGGCGGCGGCCGGTGCGGCTGTAGGGGCGGCGGCTTTGGCGGCGGCTATTGCGGCAACGGATGTGGCTCTGGCGGCGATGGGGGCGGCGGTCATTGTGGTAACTGCCGGAATCACGGCGGCAAGCGTGGCAATGGCATTGTTCAGGACACAGGCATCAACGCTGACGGCATCCGCACAGACGGCATCCATCGGTTTCCAGATGCTTTCTGCAGCATCGCTCCCGATGGCGGCACGGCTTCAGGCTGTAGCCGTTCCAATGACAATGGCGGCATCCGGGGCAACAGTGCTGGCATCCGGGCTTCTTGTGGCAAGCGCAAGCATGGCGGCTATATCGGCATCGTCCGCATCTGCAGGAGCGTCCCTGATGGCACTGCTGGCATCTGTCATGGTGCTGTCCGCAGGGGTAAAGGCTGGGATGGCGCAGTCAGAGGCTTCCGTAAAAACTACTATGGCGAGCATAACAGCAACAACTACGGCCGGCACAGCCCAGGTCAGGACAACCGTGCAAAGCGGAATGATGGCAATGGTGGCGGTAGTCCGTTCTGGCGGCGCACAGATTGTGGCAATAGCAGTTTCAACGGCCAGCGGAGTACGGAGCGCATTCAATATAGATTTATCCTCATCCGGCAGGAATATGATGCAGGGGCTTATCAACGGGATCAACAGCATGAGGGGTGCGGTAATGGCGGCGGCGCAGAGCGTAGCCAGTGCGGCGGCAAATGCCGTGAACAGTGCGCTTAAGATACATTCCCCGTCCCGGCTGATGATGGAATCCGGGCAGTACACTGGCGAGGGGCTTGCCCTCGGTATGGAAAGCCAGAAAGCGAACGTGGCAGC